AGGTGTAATATGGGTACTTGGGAAGAAGAATGGCTAGACATGACCAAAGATATGCACGGAAGTGTTATAGACTACACCAAGCCTGGAGCAATTGGGGATTTAAGTTATTTAAATTTTAATACACGTGACCTAATTGACGATATGACTCCTAGAAGTGCTGTAGAAGCCGATGCTCAAGGTATAAAGACTGTCGAACCTACGCCAGACACACCTTCTAAACCAAGTAGTAGTGGTGGTGGAACTGGAGGAGAAGTATATTTAGTAGCGGGATCAGGATCAACATCATCAAAACCTTCAGTTAAAATTGCAACACCTCAATATGTTAATTTTCAAGACGATAGAAATCTAGAAAGCGCAGATTTTTTAAAAATGTTATATTTTGAACAAATTAATGGTGCAATGCTTTTGTCACTTACAAACAATGCAAATTTAAATACCGAAAGTATAAATTATCAACCAATTGTTAATATGGCAGAAATACAACAAGCCTTAGACCCCAAAGGCATCTTGGCTCTTCAAAACACATCTGACAAATATTTTTTAAATTTTCCTATAAAATTAGAAACAAAAATTCCAAATTACGGAAATGGGCCTGCTGGAACAAATGTTTATATTGATTTTTCAACTGGAAACTTAGTTATAGAAAACATAAATATAAATCCAGGAGAAAAGATTGAAATTGAAACGCTGCAAAATGGTACAATATATGAAACAGATCTTGGAGTTGATACGGAATGATAACAAATAAAGGAAAAGAAATTATAGCAAAATACTTGCTTGGAACAACTCCTGCTTATGCATCATATATGGCTTTTGGTTGTGGACAAAAACCATTGGCAACTGGTGCTGCATCTGTAGATTATTCAGAAAAAGAACTATTAAATTTTGAAATGTTCAGGGTTCCAATTTCTTCAAGAGGGTATGTAAAAGAAGAGGGTGTTAACAAGATAGTATTTACTGCAGAACTTCCAACACAAGAAAGATATGAAATTACAGAAATAGGTATTTATTCTGCAGGAGGAAATCCATCCGCTTCAGGATTTGATAGTAGAAGTTTATTGTTATTTACAGAAGAAGAGCAATGGCAATACCTTGATACTACACTAAAAATAATTCCATCAATAACTTCAGCACTTGATGAAAGTGATGATAACATTATTACAACAGCAAACAGTGTGTTTCAAGCAGCAGCGGACAATAGAATTTTTTATAAAACAAATAGAAACACAAAAAATGAAAGATGTAGATTTTTAAATAATATGCTTTTAGTAAAAGGAAATTATAGTGCTATTAAAGATATTACTAATGTAACATCAAGTTTATCTGGAAAAAATTATATAGCAAAAACTGGACTCAATATTAATTTATCTCAAAATTCATTATCAGATAAAATTAAAATTGCATTTTCTCTTGTAAACAAAGACGCAAGCACTTATACAAAACCAGGTAGTTTAAAAATTATTTTAGAGTTTATTAATAATAGTAATAATGATACTAAATATGCAAGATGTTTAATTGATTTAGTTGATGGAGCAGGTGGAATTGATTTTGATACTAACAGATATTTTGTAGTTGAAAAAACATTACAAGATTTTGTGCAACAAGAAGGATTTTCTTGGGAATCTGTTACTTCTGTTAAATTGTACTCATGTGTTGTAACTTCATCAGCCGTAGTAGAGACACACTATATTGCTTTTGATGCAATTAGGTTTGACAATGTAAGTACTGTTAATCCTCTATATGGATTAGTTGGATACTCTGTTATTAAAAATGCTAATGCAGAGCCAATTGAAAAATCTCCAAACACAAACAATTATGTTGAATTTAGAATGTCTTTAGATATTGGTAACGTTGTATAATGGCAGTAGATAAAAACATTACAAAATCTTTATTATTAAAAAAAGATTTACCGCCAGTCACTAGCGCTAATCAACACGTTGTAAGGTATAGAGTTATTTCTGAAAACCTTAACAAAGTTTCCGCATGGTCTTCAATTTATTATGTTGATTCTTATCCTATTCCATCAACTGCTACATCCATTACTAACTTAGCAATTGCTTCTGGTACTGTAACCGTTACCACAGCATCTGCACACGGTATTAGTGTTGGAGAGACTGTTACTTTTTCTAGCACAATATCTCCGTTTGCTGCAGTTACTGGGGCGCAAATAGTCCTAACTGTTCCAACAATAAACACTTTTACAGTTCTTATTGGTTCAAGCACAGTTTCATCTGCTGCTACAACCGGTATTGTTACATCCATTATTGTAAATAAAGTTAACATAGTAAGTGGTGGAGGCTCCTGGTCTGTTACTTGGAAAGATACTGATTTTAGAGAAAAATATGATATTTTTGTTAAGTTTGACAATGCAGCATCTTATTCGTATCACGGAACCGCAAGTGTAGGAAATGCAATTACCAAGGTGACTACATATACATTTCCAAATACTGGAACAACAAATGTTAGAGTAACGATTCAGCCTGAAGGAATTTTAAAAACACAAAACAATTCATTAAAACTTTTTGAGTCTGTTTTGACAACGGTAGCATAAGTTAAATGATATAATGGAGGAATAATGGCAAAACTAACAGTACCACAAAGAGGGCAACCCTTAGATGTTTCTTATATGTATTCTTTGGTTGAAACGGTTAATCAACTAAGCGAGATTGTTGGAAGTAATCAAAGTATTACAGAAATTAAAGGAAGTAGCGGAGTTCCCAAAACAGTAGCAACTGGAAGGGCAGTTATTTATGGTGTTACAAAAAGTGTTGCAACTTCTAAAAACATTATTTCTACTGATAACGAAGTAACTTTTAACGTTGATTACAATTTTAATTCTCCACCAATTGTAGTAGCAACCCCTTGGAATGCGGGAAATACAGATGCTGGAAAAAATGTTTCAGTTGTTATTACTCAAGTTTCAAGCACTAATGCTTCATTTCTTGTCAGATTTAATACTAACGGATTGGCAACTGTTGACGTAAATGTTCTTGCCATCGGAATTCCGACTAAGTGAAATGTATAAGATGCGGTGGTATTGTTTTTGTTGATAGGCAGTACAGCACAAAAGAACATATTGAAGTTTACTGTGTAATTTGTGGTAAAAGAAAATTTTACCATCCACCAGACAGCAGCAAAGAGGGATCATGGATTCTACAACAGGAAATATTGAGGGCCAAAACTACAATCAGTCCGCTATAGTTTCAGGCAATAAAACTATTTGGTTTTTAAATAATGATTTAGTCAAGGTGCATCATAGAAACAGATCAGATGGAATTGTTGCGCTTTACAATATAAATAAAGATAGGATTGAAACTTGTTTTATTGCGGAATTTAAAAAGAAAAGAGAAAAGGCATATACTATTGGAGAAACTGCTATACTTATTAACAGACATAAAAAGTATATTCCTACTCTTATTAAACGTGGAACAATTCCAGCACCAATAGGATCTAGCATAGGTGGAAAGCGTGGCTGGCAGATAAGATGTTATTATTCAGAAAGTCACATAAGGGAAATAAGGGACATATTGGCATCAATTCACATTGGTCAACCAAGAAAAGATGGCCTTGTAACGAACAACATGACTCCTACTAAACAAGAGTTGACTAGGAGAATGGGCGATGGTATACTTACATATACGAGAACTGAAGATGGACGCTTCATTCCAATCTGGTCTGAATCTATCTAACTACTGAATGGATGTAAAATGGAAAACGATAACACTAAGGTTTCTGTAACTTTAGGCTATACACTTAATCTTGGAAACTTCCAATCATTAAGACTTGATCTTGGAGTTGTTGACTCTAAGAAAGATGGAGAGACAACTAACGAAGCAATGGAACGTGTTTACAAGTTTGTTGAAGATAAACTAACTGATAAAATTAACGAAGCCAAAGCAGAAATCTCTGAGTAATGCCAGACCGCAAAGACCGAATGGCTTTGCTTTCAAGGTATAGTAAATACCACAAAGAAAGATATGATGTAAAGCCATCAATGAATCTTAACGTTGAACAATGGGCAGCAGATGCTCTTATTCAGTCGTATGGAATTGAAGGATGTTACGATATTTTAGAATACTATTTTAAGGTTACTGAGAGTCCATCTTGGAATACTTTTGCATACCAGGCAGAAAAAATTATCAAGGCTAAAAAAGATAAAGATCAAGATGATAGAGAACGTGCAGAGAGAAGATTGATGGCAAAGGAGTGGCTCAATGGCTAGCATTGAATCAAAGGTATTAAATGCAGTCTTAAAAGATAAACAGATCCATGTTTTATTACAGGCAAATGTTGATGGACTTTTACGAACACATTTAGATGTATGGACATTTATTAGAAAATACTTTGAGGCAAACAGTTCTGTTCCACCACTATCTTTAGTAATTGAAAAGTTTAGAGATTTTGAAGTAGTCGATGATATTGGAGCAACGAAGCATCACCTTTCAGAATTACAGGGTGATTATTTAAACGATAGTCTTAAAACAATTTTAAGATCTGCAGCAGGAGAAGTGCAAAGTGGGAATTCAGTAGTTGCTCTAGACTCTCTAATTACTCAAACCTCAGAACTTAAAAAAAATACATCCTCCGTTAGAGATATTGATGCTACTGATTTTGAATCCGCTGCTGCCTATTTTGATCATTTACGTAAAATGGAAGAGGCTGGGATTACAGGGATTAAAACTGGTTTGCCAGGATTTGATAACTATCTTCCAAGTGGTATCGCTCCAGGCCAACTGGGAGTGTTTTTAGCCTATCCAGGCATTGGTAAGTCGTGGCTTGCTCTTTATTTTGCGGTACAGGCATGGAAACAAGGCAAAACCCCATTAGTAATCAGCCTTGAAATGTCTGAGACAGAGGTTAGAAACCGTGTATTTACAATTATGGGTGAAGGTCTTTGGTCACATAGAAAGATTAGTCAGGGTCATGTTGAGCCAGAGATGTTTAAAACTTGGCACAAAGATAAGGTTACTGGAAAGAATCCATTTCATATCATTTCAAATGATCAGGGTGGGGAGATTAGTCCTTCAGTTCTACGTGGCAAAATAGATCAATACCGTCCAGATTTTGTTATTGTTGACTACCTACAATTAATGAGTCCAAACCAGAAGTCAGACAATGAGACAGTAAGAATGAAAAACCTTTCTCGTGAACTAAAGTTAATGGCTATTGGAGAAGAAGTTCCTATCATTGCAATATCTTCTGCAACTCCAGATGATGTAAATGATCTCAGTAGTGTTCCAACACTTGGACAAACTGCTTGGTCAAGACAGATTGCCTATGATGCAGACTGGGTAATTGCTCTTGGCAGAGCATCTAACAGCGATATTATTGAATGTGCCTTCAGAAAAAATAGAAATGGCTTTATGGGTGAGTTCTTAGTGCAGGTAGATTTCGACAAAGGTTACTATCGTTACAAGGATTATGAAGATAAGCAGTTATAATAAGATGTGTCTATTCATCATAAGCCTATAAAATGTTTTAAATTAGATGGCAACATCAAAGATGAGTCAGACATCTATAGATTAAAAGAAGAATATATTAGAATATTGTTAGTACAAATGAGAGAAAGTGCCTATGTTCCAAGAATTGACATAGAGCCAGACTTTACGGTATACTACAATGAAAGCAAAAACTGGTTTGAATTTAAATTGACGGTATATGGAATCTACGTAGGGAAAAAGAATATTGAATGGATGATCGCAGCAGACGGGTACAATCCGATATATACACAGAAGACCAAATTAAAAGAGTTCTCATCGGCTCTGGAATCACAATACAATCAGAAGTAGATTCCGACTACATAATTTTCTGTCCATATCATAATAACAACAGGACTCCTGCTGGAGAAGTATCAAAAGAAAGTGGATTGTTCTTTTGTTTTGGATGCCAACAAGTGGCTAACCTACAAGAATTAGTAATGAAAATGAGCAACAGATCATATTTTGAAAGTTTGCGGTACATAAAAAGTAAAGAACAAGAATCTGATATTACTCAAATAGTAGCAAAACAACTATATACCCCACCAACATTTGTGCAATATGATGAAGTTATTATTAAAAGACTGAATTCACAAGCACTTGAATCCCCAAGAGCAATGAGATACTTTGATGGAAGACTTGTAACTAAGTCATCAGTTAGTAAGTTTAACTTAGGATATTCTGAGAAGCAGGATATGGTTACAATTCCAGTTCACTCTCCAGAAGGAATGGTAATTGGTTTTGTTGGCAGAAGTCTTGAAGGAAAAGATTTTAAGAATACTCCAGGACTTCCAAAAAGTAAAACATTATTTAATTTGCACAGAGTAAAGGCAAATGATAAGGTGTATGTTGTTGAGTCATCATTTGATGCAATAAGATTAGATCAAGTTGGAATGCCAGCAGTGGCTACTCTTGGAGCAACTATTTCAAAAAATCAAGTAGAACTATTGGAAAAATATTTTAATGAGATTTATTTAATAGCAGATAATGATGAGGCTGGAAAGTCGATGTCTAAAAAAATGATTGATAAGTTAAAGTCAAGGGTATCAATAATACAACTAGACACCAAGTATAAAGATATCGGAGATATGCAGGATTCTGATATAATTAAGTTAAGTAGTTCAATTGACAATTCTATACTAGAAATGCTGAGGTAGTCATGAGTGTAAAAAATGTATTCGATTCAATTAAGGAAGATTCAACAATTATTGATGTTTTTATGGAAAATCAAAAAAGATATATGATGATGCTTTCATTTGCACAAGAAGTATTGCGAGAGGCTTCGTCATTGTCTCCACAAGATAGAGAAATTATTGCAGCATATACATCATACTTAAATGGATGTAGATTTTGTTATGGATCGCACCGTGTTTTTGCAGAATCAATAAATGCTGAGATTGAGATTTTAGATGGGGGAATTCAATCAACTCCAAATAGATTGACTACAATTTTTAATTTAGTAGAACAGTTAACTAAACATCCAGCAAGTATGACTAAGAAATTATATGATGAATGTTATGAGGCTGGATTTACACAAGAACAAGTTAAAGATGCTGTTGCAGTTTGCTCTGCCTTTAATTTCTTTAATAGAATTGTTGAAGGTCATGGTGTTCAAGAAAATTCTGAAACATGGATTCCTTCTGCAGAACAGATCAATAAAGTTGGTTATGATCAGAGATATTAAAAACGTTGTTGTTGTTGGTGGAGGAACTGCTGGTTGTTTAAGTGCACTTCTGTTAAATAAAAGATATCCTAAATTAAAAATAACAATGGTGCGAAGTAAACAAATAGGCGTTCTAGGACCTGGAGAAGGACTAACAACAAACATACATAAAGTTTTTAAAGATCTTAACATTAATGTTGAAGATGTAATTAAGTATACAAATGCAACCATTAAGAATGGTGTTGTTTTTTCTGGATGGAATAAAGAAAACAAATCATGGTTTCATGGATTTAACAATTTTTTTGATGATAATACTTTTTACAATAATGACAACATCTTTAAACTTTGTAATATAGCAATGCAAGAGCATGGCAATTTAGACTCTATTAACTTAAATGCACAAATATCTTATAAAAATAAAACTCATTCAATTAATAGTAAAAAAGAATATTCATTGCATTTAGATGCAAAATTGCTTGGAGATTTTTTAGAAAATGAAGTAGTTAAAAAAAATATAGAAATTATTGATGCTATTGTTGTTGACACTAAAACAAGTAGTAATGACGACATTGTGGAATTATTATTAGATAATGAAACAAGCATTAATCTAGATTTTTTAATTGATGCATCTGGATTTTCTAGATTATTTTTAGATAAGGTTTATAATGTTGAGTGGATTGACACATCTAATTTTCTTCCAGCAACATCAGCAATTGCCTGCAAACTTCCTTTAGATGGCAAAGAAGTTCCATATACACAAGCAATTGCAATGGATTATGGTTGGGCATGGAAAGTTGCACTACAAAATAGATATGGTTGTGGATATGTTTATAACAATAAGTACATTAATGAAGATGATGCAATAAAAGAAGCATATGAATTTTTTGGAAAAGATTTAGAAATTATAAAAACTTTTAATTTTACTCCAGGTTATGCAAAAAAAATATTAATAAATAATTGTTTAGGCATAGGACTGGCTACATCATTTTTTGAACCAATGGAAGCCACTGCAATATCGGGAATGATTAATCATTTATATTTATTTTTAGATAAATATTTCTATAAATATATTAATAATACTATTACTAATGCAGAAATAGATCATTTTAATAATTTAAATGAAAGGTATGGACAGGCAATTACAACTTATCTATACATGCACTATATTACAAATAAAAACAATACTAATTTTTGGTCTGAGTTTCTATTAAAACACCCAATGCCAGAATACGAATATCATAATATAAAAAGATTTATAGAAGATATGAAAACAAACAAAGAAGATTTTTCTTATTTAATGCAACCACCTTCATGGCAGTTGTATAGTTGGATATCTTTATATGCTGGAAATAGTTTTAAAGTTTCTAAAGATTCATTTGACAAAAATGAATTGGAAGAGTATAATAAAATAGTAGAAAAAATCAATAGTGCTGCAGAGCAGTATGATGATTTTAAAATAACAACATAAAAAAGGAGAATAATATGAGCGTAGTAAAGGGACTAAAAAACATCAACGCCCTGCTCGACAAACCAAAATACGATGAAAACTCACCAAAGGTAAGATGGCTTAAACTTGCTGATGGACAATCAGTAAAGATTCGCTTTATTGAAGAACTAGACGAAGACTCTGCAAATTATAATGCATCTCGTGGACTTTCTCTAGTTGTCAAAGAGCACGTAAATCCAAAAGATTACAAGCGCAAAGCAGTAGATACTATGGACACAGAAGGTCGTGACTGGGCAGAAGAAATGCACCGTAAAGACCCAAAGGCTGGATGGCGTGGTCGTCTCCGCTTTTACTGTAACGTATTAGTTGATGATGGAATTGAAAAACCATACGTAGCCATTTGGTCTATGGGAATTAGCAAGCAATCATCCTTTAATACAATTCGTGAATATGCACTTGAGACTGGTAGCATTTCAAATGTTGTTTGGAAAATGAAGCGTAATGGTCAGGGTACTGAAACAAATTACACAATGATTCCAGCAGCACCAGATAAAGAGCCATTTGACTGGACTGGTATTGAGCCATTTCAACTAGAACTTGCACTTCGCAAAGTTCCT